TCGAGATGATAATAGTCACGATAAGACTGTATAGGGTTATCATAGTCCTTGAGCACGTCCGGCATTGCCAGTCCGAAAGTGGTAAATCCAAGTCTTTCCATTTTGAGAGGCTCCGGTAGCTCGTTGATGACTGTGACTGATTTGTGTTGCTTTCCATAACGGTAGCGATATTCTTCTCCAAGAGCATTACCGTAGCAATGAGTCCACTCATAATTATCCAAAGAACTACGTGCCCATATAGTACAAGGATGATTGTACATCATAGGCAAGTAGGGAGTGAGTGGTCTGCTTTCAGGTGGTAGGTGTTTAATCTCCTTCTTCAAGGAGTTTAGGTAATCGGACTCTTGTTTTGTTAAAGCCCGGGGTATAAAACCTAGATGCACGTCTACCCAAATAGCTGTGCAGCATATCTGGGCAACTTCCAACGGCATTTTTACAATATGTTTGTCAACGTGAGCTTCTGCACACGCGTCTAAATCCTCATCGAGGTAAAAAAGATTCATAAGTCCTCCAATCAGCATATATTATACACTGATTGAAAAATAAAGTCAACATTTATTCTACAGGTATCTCAAAATGATGTGGATTCAATGTAGGGGTTCTGGGTGGATCATCATTTCTACAAATATCTATAAAACTATTTGTAAGATCTTCATAGAAATCTTTGGTTCCTCTTAAATCTTCAATGTGTGGAGCTCCTCCCCACATTATAGGCACTCCTATATGTTCGGCAGCATACTGCATACACTGTGCAACATCTCTATATGGCTCTATTTCTAGAATAGGTTTGCCTTCTAAAATAACTAATAGGTCTACTGCCATTCCATAAAAATGCGAAGAATGTACTCCGTCTTGAGTAGCTCCTTTAGAATATAACAGGTTATGCATTTTAGTTGTTCTTCTTCCTTCAATTACTTGAAACTCAATGTCTGACATACCAATTGCATGTTGAACCATTACAGCAAGTCTACTGTCAATAGTTTCGAGCATCCTCCAAGAAGAATCATTTAGAAAAAATATTTGGTCTTTATAAAGTGTAGAAGAATCAATTACTTCCATTACTAACATTCTCCAGTCTTGTCATGAGCCTTTCAGCTCGGTTAGGTACTTGTCGATACCACTTAGAATCTCTTCCTTCTTCTGCCGCCTGTCTCCAGTTGCGCTGAGAAAGTTGAAATCTCATTTTTGTAAAGTATGCTAATCTTGATGCCCCAAGATTAAAACACATATTTACCATTATACGTTGGACTTCCTCCGGCCAGTTGTGCCATTGTCCGAAAAGTCTTTCGCAGTCCTCAATGGCAGACTGAATGTCTCGAGCGAAGAGCTCTCGGCTTCTCTCAGCTGTAATGGCTGTCCCGGGAGGTTTTCCAAATTCTTCATCTTTTGCTGTGACCAAGTGTCCGACACCAATAGTAGGGTATCCCAAGTGGTCGAGATAGACCTCCAGAACTTCTCCTTCATCTGCTTTAATTTCTTCATATAATTTTTCACGATCCATGTTTACTCCTGTAATCCGTGATGGCTGCTTTAATTGCATCTTCCGCTAGTACACTACAGTGTATCTTCACAGGCGGGAGTGATAGTTCTTTAGCAATTTGGACATTGCTGATTTCTCCCGCTTCGTCAAGGGACTTTCCTCGAACCCATTCTGTGAGAAGTGATGAAGAAGCAATAGCACTGCCGCATCCGTAAGTTTTGAATTTAGCATCTTCAATAATTCCGTCGGGCGATACTCTGATTTGAAGTTGCATGACGTCTCCACACGCTGGAGCACCTGTGAGGCCTGTTCCGACATCTGGAGCATCTTTGTCAAGCTTTCCGACATTTCTGGGATTTTCATAATGATCTAGTACCTTTTCTGAATACATTTAAGTCTCCTCGGCCACAACCCTACAGTTTGGCCAGTTCGGATCTACATTGCAATCGAGTCGTTTAATTTCAAGAGTTACGCATCCGCTAATCAACAATACGAATACCACTACTCCTAGTCTCTTTCCTAAGTAAATCACTTGCTTTATACCTCCATACATTTGGTAGAAGCCCGTGTACCAGTAGTATAAGTGCTACTTTCCAGGCCCCGAACAAATGTTCGAAATAAGATTTATTTACCTCTTCGAGATGACTTCCAGTCTCCATACTTCATTCCTACTACCATAATAATTGCTGCTAAAAGTGAAAATAAAAATATTGCTTCTTCGGGATTCATTCTCCGCCTCCCCAATACCAAGAGAATATTGCTATTCCTAGAAATAAAACTAATACATATACATAAGGTTCAATCATTCGTATGTCTCACATATATGTACAGGCGCAGTCTCGTGGTATATATCACACTCTATTTCGTTGCCCGTACTCTCACATCTTGCCATTGCAAAAAGACAAAATACTAAGGCTGCTGTAAAAATCCATCCTTCCCAATCCATTACCAATCCAGTAGTTTGTTAATTGTTCCTTCTTGTACTACTTCTTCTGTATCTTCTGGAGTTTCTTTAATCATCGTTTGTATACTTTCTTCATAGTATACAATAAGATTTCTTTGCTGGTCAATGTATCTTCGTAGTTCTGCTACATTTAGTGACATATTTTCATAGTCAGGTACACTCAAGGCAAAGAATACAACTACTCCTGATTCTTTTTCAAAAGTAGCTAAAAACTCTTCCATATTTTCTGGAGTTACCGCATAAAACTTAACTCTATGCAGATTAAGAGGTTTAGGGTGCGGCTGTACCGGGATATCCTTCACCACATAATCTGTTTTAAGTACTACTTGAGGCTCTACACTCGCACAGGCACTAGTCAGTAGCAGAAGGCTGCTTACCAGAATCAATTTCGAGTTCATCAAAGATTTTAGCTGTAGCATTATTTATTCTCTTTTCAATAAGACCTGGCTTCTGTAATGTAAGTGCAGTAAGGTCATGTCTTCTTAACTTGGCAGCAAGCTCGTCTTGGTACGCTTCCGCTTCTTGTGCGCGTATTTGCAAAGTAGAGATATTCTCTTGTGCGATTGCATAGTCTCGCGCCATGGAGTTAATGGTTTCTTGGTTTGTCTCTGCCGCAATCATAAGTTTTGCATTGTTGTCGCGAAGAGTAGCAATCGTAGCTTGTGTATCAGTATAATAAAACCAAGCGCCGCCGCCCATTGAACCAATTAAAATTAATAAAATTAAATATGGCATATTGTTCTCAAAAACCGCCTGGGACATAGCCCAGGCGGGAACTAGTCATACTAGAACTGATAAGCACATGACCATTGTGCTTGCAGTCCAAAGACTTAATACATATATTCCATAAGTGTTAAGAGGTCGCCAAGGCTGTTTAGGCGTCATGAATCTCCACGATTCGCGCTTTTTGTTCTTCTGGTATTTCCTGATATAGCTCTACGCACAGAAGTCCATTCTTCATGTACGCTTGGTCTAGCTTAATATTGGAACCTACTTTGAACACCCGAGTGAACGTCTTGCCACTCAAACCCTTATAGATAAACTCTTCACCTTTTACTACTTCTCTTTTTGAAGTTCCTTCAATACGAAGTTCATTCTTGTCAAAAGTAATCTCGATATCAGCCTTATCCCAGCCAGGAACAGCAACTTCTACACGATAGCCCTCAGCTCCCACTTTGACTACATTATATCGAGGATAACCCGTCATCGGGTCGTTTGCGAAGAAATCTGGAGTCATTCTATCGAACCCCAAAAACATTTTGTGAAAATCACTAATGTTCATCATTTGCTTTGTCATTTCTTTTCTCCTTTGTGCCCTAATCGGTACACAACTATGAGAACCCTTTCGGTATTCTCTATTTACGAATTCCAGTTATAGAGATGGTCTCTTAAAATGAATGTATATACAGCATCCAAGATATTAGAGCTATCGAGGCTGCTTGTAATACGAGAGCGCCCAGTACTATACACACTGGACATACTGCGTTCGCGAGCATGGGATTTTTATTTACCCACTCTTCTAATTCTATTTCGTTCATTAATAAATCTTTTTAAGGTCATACCCGACAGGACTTACAACGCTTATCTCGTGCTTATGTCCCTCTAAATCTATAAAAATAAATTGAGTTGGAGATACTTTTTTTAACACACCTACTTTATAAGTTTTAGGGTTAAATCCTGCTTTCTTGGAACCATCTGGCAGTTCTACTACTGTATCTGGAAAATAAATTGTTAGCTCATACTCTTCTTTAATGAGAGTAAACCACCAATGTTTAATTTTATTCCACATCAGCTTCTTCTACGTCAAGGTATCCTTCGTCAATAAAATATTGAACAGTTCCTTCAATACCCTCTAACTTTCCTAGTCTCCAGCAGTGTATTCCACACCCGACCAGGCAAAATATAAATATTACAACATTTGTATCCAAGAGGCTATCTCCGTTTTTTGCTTAGTTTAATTAGGTAAACTTTATTTTCCCACAAATTATATCAAAAATGAGTATGAAAGTCAAGAAAAATTTTTTGGTTTGTTGGAAACTATGTTAAAAATAATGCTTGACTTTTAAGTGATTTTTTCGTATAATATACACTATGAAAAAATACGATAAACAACCGTGGTCAGATTCGGAGCGGCATGTTCTTCGTGATTATTATTATGTATTGAGTATGGAGCATTTGCTTCAAGTATTACCTGGCCGTACTCCGAATTCAATTCGAAAACAAGTTGCCTACCTGAAGAAAAGAGGTTGGTATTTTAAAAGGGAAACATGAGAGTTAAAGTAAGAAATAATAACGTCGATAAAGCACTTCGTGTTTTTAAAAAGAAGTCTAGCGAAGTTGTCTTCGAGTATCGCGAACGTGAATACTTCGAAAAACCTTCGATAGTTCGACACAGAGCAAAAAAGGCTGCAATTAAAAGAGAGCAGCGACGCACACAAAAGGAGCGCAGTAAATATGTCAAGACAGGCCGTAAGTAACTTTGAATTAGTTGGTGATTTTATGGAGGGATTTGGCCAAGATGTTCATTGTGAACCAATTTGGCCTGACTTCTCCACCCGTGAATTACGCCTCGAACTTATACGAGAAGAATATGAAGAACTGGAAGAAGCAATTGAAAATAAAGATATGCACGAAGTTGCAGATGCTCTTACAGATCTACTCTATGTTGTATATGGAGCAGGTCATGCTTTTGGTATTGATTTGGATGAGTGCTTTTTAGAAGTGCACGAAAGCAATATGAGTAAGCTAGGGCCGGATGGTAAAGCGATTTATCGAGAAGACGGGAAGGTAATGAAGAGTGAAAACTTCTTTGCTCCCGACTTTAGTCATATTCTTGGCGAATGAAGAAAATTACTTTTAAACACTACAAAACAGGAAAGGTATTAACAATAGTTGGAACACTACCTCCAGAATTGAATAATCCTCAGTCTGAAAGATATGTTGTACGCTCCGGTTTTACTCTTGTAGATGTTATAAAGTCTACTGTAATTTCTATCGAAGATACACTGTAAAGGGGCCTTGCCCCTTATAAGAAAAAACCGGCCTAGCGCCGGTTTTTCAATTCCTCTAAAGCTGCTACACTTATAGGTGTTGTCATTCTATCTACTTCCACTTTGAAAATCTTTGGAGTACATACCCCAGGCAGGTTCTCTGCTCGTC